CCAATTGAAGCACGATTCAAGGCCTTGCTTTTGATAATTGAATTGTATAGAGTGAATGGAAACAGATTGTAATCTTCGCCATTGACCATGCGATTCTGAGTGTAGTATCTTGCTGGAGCACGTTGCTTGATAGCATCAATACTTTCACGACTTTGTGCATTGCTCACAGGCTGCGTGATACCACAGGTAAATGTAATGGTTTGCAGATTGCCATTGCGGTCAATGTAACTGATTGGCAGTACCACGTTCTGCATTTCAGCAGGATTGATAATATATTGCAAGCCGTTTGAAGCACGAACATACGCACGGAAGATGCCCACCGGTATTTCTGAAAACACACCATCGCCAAACACCATGGTAATCTGATCATTGGTTCTGCTGGTAACAGAAAATATTGGTCTTAAGGTTGCTGTTTGTTCTGCGGCCGCTGAGTAAATGTTTTCAGTGAATGTCCACTCTCGACTGACTGTGCCTACATTGTCTAACTGAAACAACCAACGGTCTTCATTGTTAACGCCTTCAATATTAATGTTTACTGTGCGATTGGCAATGCGTTCGGCCAAATTAAAGTCTTGATTTTGCAGTGTACCTTGTTTGAAGAAAAAGAAGAATCCGTTGTTGGCTGATTGATACCCCAACTGATCATTGCGATATAATATATTAAATGTGGTGTCAGGTTTTGGACTGGGTTCGTAAATGTAATCTTGTCCAGCTGTGGTAGAAGTTGTGGCTTCAAACGGCATGTTCACACCATCCACAGTAGCAGTGTAAGGGATCACCGGCAAAAATCCTGGCACCAAGTTAATGCCATATTCGTTGGTGTCAACACCCAGGATAGTTTGACGATTAGCAGGACGGCCAATCTTTTGACTGCTAACCAAAGATGCGTTCACAATGGCATTCCACTGTTCCAACCAGTCAAAGTTTGTGGGGTCAGCCCAGTTTACCGTAACGTTGGCCAAGTTAACGCCATTAAAGTCTGTGACATTTTCTGTTGTGGTCACTGAGAATGCTTTGAGCAAGCCCTGGGCTGCGGTATTGCGTTTGGCAGTGTAACTGACCAAGTTAGCCAATCTAGTAACCGAGTCTCTGCGTTCTGCTGTGTCTAAATAGTTTTCTCTTGTGTTTAAATCTGTACGGAAAGCAAGAGCTTGACCCATAAACGCAATCACGTCCAGCAGGGCAATGTATTCTGATGATTCAATGTAGTCATTGAATGTTTCTGGATAGTACAAACGCAGGTAATCAGTAAAACTCTTGCGTAGAGTTTCAAAATCATAACTTTGAAAGTCTGCTTCGCGATAGGTTTGATAGATTTGTTTCCAATCTTCTACACCAAATATCGCTGTTTGTCTAGTGGTTTTTGCCATTGCGTCTGGGCCTTGTATTCTTTATCTGTTATTTATGTAGATAAAAAACGGCGTAGTTATACATAGCTGGCTGAACGACTGACTTGATTGAAGAATACACTTAGTATTTCAGCATCGACCCCGCCTACTGTTTGTATTTCTATTTCAATTAGCATGCCGTTTTCTTGAGGATACACGTTGATGTTACTAATGAATATTCTAGGATCGCCACCAGCCACTCGTTGCACTTCATCAATGATGCCTTGTTGAACAGCGTCAACTTGATTTTCAAACAGATAATTCCACAATACTGTGCCATATCCCGGACGGCCAGGCAGTTGACCTTGACGAATATTAAACGCATTCAAGAGATCGCGCTTGACCAATTCAAAGTCCACAAGTGTGAATTTTTTGTATTGATTCTGAGTGTTGAAGCCAACAAAGGTAGTCATAACAATATTTATGCGGTAGTTTCGGGCCTTGGATAGCCTATTGCGGTAAGGCTCGGAAGTCCCCGGCGCAGTCTTTCGGCATTCACCCGATCCCACACTATCTCGTCATTTCCAGTGTAAATCAAGTCCTCGTCTTTGGTATTGGAATAAGCACTAGATTCTATGGCTACCGGCAAAATACTAGGCACTTTGGCATTACCCACAATGCGTTTAGCGGCTGCTTCAAGTGTGTCTGTGTTTACAGTATCAATAGCAGCTATAGGTGTGTACTCCTGAAGCATGGACGGGTTTATTTTAGTTTGCGCCAAATTTACAGCAAACGCACCATTAACTGCGGCAGCATCAAATTTGGATTTGATGTCAGCCGGTAACCCAGGAGTATTTTTGGCCCAATTTAGTGTGTCAGGCACACTCTTTGCGGCATTGGTGGCCAGACCGCTAAGTGCTTGTGGTGTTAGTTTGTCTGTGGGGATTCCCAATGATTTTAAATCAGCCACACCAGAAGTCATCAATCCTTGCTGAATTTTGTTTTGAAGCCCTTCGTTGCCCAGCAACCCATCAAGACTTTTCACACCATCTCTGCCAGTCCACACTGTGGGACTTTTTAACACACTGGTAAGATTACTACTGCCTTGTGCCAAAAATGTAGCAGCAGTTCCTGGTTTAACAAGACCCCATCGTTCAAGTTGACTGGCATCAAGTCCAAATTTACCTGCACCTGCTGTGTTACTAATAGTGTCTGCACTTTGACCTACCAACTTTGACGCTTGAGCCAATGTGCTTGTTACATCGGGTAAACTCATGCTACCAAGTCCAGTTAATGCTGGTCCTTGTTTGGCAAAGTCTGCCACATTGATACCACTTGTAGGAGTTCCTTTAATCAATCCAGATATGGTACCAACTGCGGTGCTAGCCAAACTGCCTACTCGTGCAGCGGCACCAGTTAACGCACCTGTGATGGCTGATGTTGACGGTAATGAAACTCCAGCGCCTGCGCCAGCTAATGATGCGCTGATAGCAGCAGTGGCGGCGCCTGCGCCGGTAGTCAGTGAATTGAATGCGGCCGCGCCACCTTGAAGTGCGCTGGCCACTTGTGTGCCTGCTCCTTGTCCAAGTGCGCCTATACTGGCTGTGAGACTGTTCAGATTTGTACCTGCGGGTAATTTGCTAGATAATGATGCCAGTCCTTGTGTGAGCTGACTTTGTGCAGATGCTAACCCGGCAGCAGCCTGTGTAGCTGCACTTGCGGTGTCTCCAACTTTAAATCCAACAAGTCCACCACTGTTGACCTGTTGATCAAACACTGCCTTTGCTTGTTCATATGTCATGCCCGGAGGACCTTTGATTTTAAATGTTTCTGGTAGCCCGTTGTTACCTACACTTGAAGGTTGTTGCGTTGGCGCATCGAGTGGTCTCGGATATCCTAATTTGGTTAAACTTGGAAGGCCGCGGCGTAATCTTTCTTCATTGACTCGATCCCAAACAATGTAATCATCGCCGGTATAAGTTAAATCTTTATCTTTAGTGTTTGAGTACTGCCCAGATTCAAAATTAGTTACAGCGGTCTGGCTAGGTGCCGATGCCCGTGCTTCGTTAATTGCAGAGCTAATTCCAAATTGATTGAGAGAAAATGTAAATTCGCTCATGATCTTCTAGTTATTTCTATGCCAGCTGGAATAGGCACTGCACTGGGATTAGGCGGCGGCTGCCCTGCTTCTAGTGGAATTTCAATGTCCACGCCTTTGTTGTGATAGGGATATGGTTCGTGCGTGGGTGCTCGCGTCACAATACTGTCTAGGCCACCTGTTTTGACTGTCCAACCAGTGGCACTACTAAATGTAGTATCATCTAAAACAGTTGTGGTCAAGTTGTTGGGCGCTGATACCGAGTCAGCTGCTGGTCCGTTGAGATCAATACCGCCTGCGGTAAATTTTAATGCACTGCCACCGTTCCAACTTCCACTAGCACTTTGTAATGCCAAACTGCCGTCGGCCTTTATACCAATGTAATTTTTGCTGTATAGTTTTAAATTTTGTTGTGCAATAGCTGTAAGGTCTGCATCAGCTTGCAAAGTAATATCTTCTGCAGCCTTGGCTTTGATACTGCCGCCAGCATACATGTTGATGTCTCTATCAGCATGCAAGTTAATGTCGCCACGTGTGCGCAAGTTGATTGAGTTTGTGGCATACACATCTAGCGTGCCTTGTGCGCCAAGTTCAAACCAAGCCAGGCCATTGGCATGAGTGATGTAAAAGAAGTCTCCGCTGTCACTCATTGTGATTTGATGACCAGCTGTGGTTCTAAATCGTATCAGTCTGGTATTGCCATCAACATCGCCATCATCCATCACAATGCTATGACCACCCACACGACCAATCACATTGAGATCTTGAGGTTTCAATTGTCCAGTTTGAACTTTTCGTTGTATTTCCCCCAGTTTCATGCCACCTTGATACACCGCTGGTCCGGGTGTGCTAACACCAAACACAGCACTGGGACTTTCTCTCTGACTGCTACTCGATATAGGACCACGTTGTGGATCTTTAATCAAGCCTTGACGAAACATGGTTTCCGAAACTACACTTTGTATGGGCTTAGGAGCATCAAAAAATCTAGCATTTTCTTCAAGAGCAAGATTATTGGTGTTGATTTCAACCACTGGTAATTGCGATGCTCCTTTAAAATATACCGCTTGATTTGCATTTTCTGCAATTACTTGAGTAGCAACTGGTGCAGCGCCAATGGCAGGAACCATGTGTCCTATGCTTTGATCAGGTGCTGTGCCAATGTAATAGCCTTGACTGCGGTCACCATTTACAAACACACACAGCACTGTGATTCCCACATCAGGCGGAGTGAACCACATGCCATAACTGTTGGAATTACCGTCAATGTATGAGCCCACCCCTTGCTTGGCAGGATTGTATGGTGTTGATCCAAAGAACTGCGGCATGTAATTTACTGTAG